ATGAAAGTATGTTCTGCAGCTCGTAGTTTAATTCGCAACAAAGCAACTAAAGAAGACTTGGAAGAATTACGTGAATTAATTGATAAAAAGTATCTTGAGTTAGAACAAAACAATCCCCACACCAGCCATTAAAGCCGATGTGGGGATTCGTTTAGTTAATTTGATTAATAAAGTTAAAACATATTATAAATCGCTTAACTTTTTTATATACAATTGTAATCCATTTTTTGTTACATATGGCCTATTAGGTTTTTTATCGTTAACTTTTTCTTTTATAAATAACTGGCTAAAGCCGTTATTTATATAGAAATCTCTGATATGTGGTTCGTTCTCTGCTTCTAAATATAAAAGGTTTCCACCAGAAACGTGCCAAGCCACTTTGATTTTTTCGTTTGCTATAGACATTAGTTCATTACCAGTTATAAGTTTTTGCTGTCTATAACAATCATTTTTAGCAAACTGCCCCAATAAAATTGACTGCAAATTATAATTATCCTGTTCGGTCTTATACCCCATTGGTAATAACTTACGTCTAACGCTTTTGGTTATTTTTGACCAATTGTGCTTACTAATACTTAACGATTTATTGGATATAGAAAAATAACCGACTAAAACATCCTCGCCTTTAAATGGCACATATACTAACGTTGTCCTAGCCATACCAACTTTCTCAAATTCAATGGCTTTTGTAGCTATAAAATAACTAACATCTGGATTTAAACTACATTGAAATTTGCTTATCTCTTTTTTTATTATATGTTCATCGTAATTTTTGAGTAGAGCATTAAGAGCAACAACATGAAAAGCCATTAATCAATTTTCTCGTTTGAAAAAATCTTATCAAACTTTTTTTTCAAACTGTCATTATTAGAGGAATCATAATTAATCACAGGCTTACTCATTCTAATATCAACTTTTTTAGAAGAATTTAACGCATTTGCTAACGCACCTGCATTCTTTTGATTAAAAGAAAACTCTGTTTCAAAGCTTTTTGTAGCCATATCGAACACTCCTTGCAAATATAATCATACTCTACTCTTTGGTAATTCTAACACTACTATTTAGAATAATCAATTGGCGTATCTTTAAAAAAATGCATAAAGTAAAATAATTAATTGTGAAGGTATAAGTAACAAAAAAGCCCCCACGCCGAAACGCAGGGGATTAGCAAATTCAATATTTAATTATACTACTTTTCGCCTGCTTGTGAGGCGGATTCTGACGTCGTTTCACTAGTACCCGTTGCAGAACTATCCGCTACAGCGACTGTGGACACTGGCCCTTGCACTTCATCGGCAACCTTATTAGCTGTTGTTTCGACTTGGCTTTCCTCGTCACTTTTAACTGTTGGTACTGTCACTGTTTGAACGTCAGTAATCACGCCCAGCATACCAAGGATCGTTAATACAGTGTTGATAACAGCGACAATGGCTGACCAGTCACCAGTAAACTTAATGCCAAACATGGCAAAGATTTGTTGAATCAAAACGATCAGTAACGAAATAATCCCAGCAATCAACTTACCATTTAAGCTTCCATCGGCATTCTTAAAACTAATTTTTTTCATTTACTTTGGCTTCCTTTTCATATAGATGTTTAAATTCAATGTCATGGCCATCTAACCGGCCTTCTACCTTAATGACCCGATTTTCAATCGCGTTCATTGTGTCGGCATTTTGCTGTCTCACTTTTAAACTTTCATCGGTAAAACGGCTAAGCCGCTTGCCTAAATCGTTAAGCGGAATACGAACCGTTTTATTTAAAATCCAATTAGCTAACACACAAATACTAGTGACAATGGCAACAATCGATCCCCATTCATCCCAGCCTAATCCTAATAGTGTATGCAATTACCGCACCACCAATCGCTGGCCGGGATAGATAGTGGTGTAAATTGTCTTGCCGTTCTGACTAGCTAATGTAGTCATATTTAGGCCGTTGCGTTGTGCGATTGCCCACCAGCTGTCGCCAGACTTGACTGTGTAATACGTGTGAGTTGCACCACTCTTTACATATTCCAGCGTATTGCTTGACGGGCCGGTTGCTAGATAACCATAACCATTAAATCGTGGCTGACGTACCCAGCGATAGCCACCTTGAATGATAGCATGGTCGGTCTTTACCGTGGTTCCAGCTGGCAAAATAGTGATCACATTTGATGACGTTGACGCGCCTGCGCGCAGCTTAACCGCAGTCTTGAGTGTGTAAGTTTTAGCTTCCTTAATCCACTTGGATGACGCAGATTTCTTGTAAGCGTGTTTGTTGGCTTTTCGGTTGTTGTGCTTAACTGCACCTTTATTAGTCGGTTTTACCGTTGATTTCTGACCAGCAGTGTAGTAGTTGCTATTCAATTGGCTAACATCGAAACCACCATAGCTTATACGGAACTTAGCCGTTGATGACCACTGCCATGCGTGATTATTTGAATACCAGTTCTTACCGCTAACCACATACGGGTAAGCAGCAATCCAGCCGGTTCTTCCCTTGATGGTCATTTTAGTGTTAGCCCATGATCCAGACGTGTAAATGTCGGCCCGATAACCAAACTTCTGAATTTCTTTCATGAATGCGGCATTATTGCGGTCATTGGTTGCTTTGGATTGGTTATTGGCTTCCTGTGATTCTACGTCCGTTGCCAATACCGCGCCAACCGGTAGCCCCGCCGCTTTAGCCGTTCCCCCGGCAAAGTCAGCTTCGGCGATTGCTTGGGCTTTAGTGGCATAGCGTGCAAAGTGATAACCATTGATATACATTCCCGCTGCTTGGACGTTTTTAATGTTGCTGGCAGCATACGGGTCTTTGTACGTACCACCTTCACTAATCTTGACCGTAACGGCTTTAACACCGAACTCATTACGCATCGAAACATACTCTGCCGTTGACATGTAGCCGTTATTATTCGACACATCGACCATATCCATGCGAGCAGCGTTAGCATTTAGCCCTAAAAAAAGAACTGCCATGGTGGCAGCTCCAGTCAACAGTAGTTTATTTTTGAGTTTCAATTGTCTACCTCCTATTGTACGCTGTTATTATCTACGGTAGATGATACCTGTGCAGCTTTGTAGGCTGTAATTGCATCAGATACTTGAGTAACCTGAGTTTGGGTAATCAGTGATTTTACTAGATAATTGCCAGCGTATACAGTTGCTAAGTCCGATGGAATCAATCCATTGTTAATACTGTCAATTAAACCTTCTGTTAAAAATTTACTTAAATCAAAATTCATGACAAAGAACCTCCTAGTGCTACAATAGCTGCTTGTATTTTTGCGTAATCTGATTGTGTCAAAATTTCTGATGGATTAGGGCACCAGTCAGTAGCTACGCTACCTTTTTCTAGCTTAAAGCCCCTAAAGGAAACTGCACTCTTGTCTGTTTGGTTATTGCAGAAAGCTATCCAAAAGTTACTAACAGCTTCGACATCTTCTTGTGTCAAAGTTATTGTTAGTGTAGAAATTCCTTTGCTACCTGCAGCAATAACTGTCCCCATAGCATTACGGTGTGCAATTTTCATGAAAATGGATGTATCATGTGCCGCAGGCTCTAAATAACAGCTCAAGGTATAAGTTTGATTTGCTTTTAGTTTCTCTGCTGGGTGATACGCAGGCAGTCCATCGCCCCAACCAGTGACATTCGTGACGGTTGTAAGAGTATTATTTGTTCCAGTAAGTAAATTGGTACCCGCGGCACTGTCATTAACCTGCGTTTGGAGCTTAACAAAAGCTGGTGCTGTGGTCAAACCAGCATTATCAACGCTTCCTTTGTCACCTTTGTCACCTTTGTCACCCTTAGCACCCTGTGGTCCTGTTTGGCCAGTTGCGCCTTGCGGCCCAGTATCACCCTTGTCGCCCTTATCACCCTTGTCACCTTTGTCTCCCTTAGCGATTGTGCTTGCGGCTTTATTCATTGCTTCCACAAAATCATCAAAAGTAATGGTGGTAATCGTGTCACCACCTTCGTTCTCAATGTTGTTTGTAATAGTAAAACTGAGTGGTGTATCACTAGGATAAATACTTGTGCCCGCCTGATCAATCACCCAAATTTCTAACTGATAACTCCCAGCTGGTAAGCCTGCCATCAAAGTCGACGCAGGCTGTAAATTAAGCCAGCCTGGTTTTAGACCGGTCAAACTAGTAATTGCGATAGGCTGACTTCTTAAATAACCACTGTAATTGCCAATCTTGGCGATAATGTTAGTAGCCTGAGTTAAATCGACAACTGTCCCGGTATTTTTGCAAATGAAAGTAAACATCGTCTCAGTGTCACCTTGCTTTATTTGCCGAGGTGATTTAGTTGTAAACTCTAACGTTTTAGCCATCGTATAGCCTCCTTTAATCACAATGCGGGAGATGGTGCTACATAGTCCTCACCAGTAATTTCTTTGTACTGATCCGTTGTTAGGCCGACCCCCACAAATACCTTATAATAATTAGCGTCATTCTGACCCCAGGACTTAAATAATTTGCATTCTTCATAAATCGTCATTACTTAGCACTTCCTTTACTTAAAGTTGCCATTTGACTAGCTTGAGCCATTACTAACTGGCGTAATTGAATAATATCAGCTGCTTGCTGCATTAATGTTTGCTGTTCAATCGTGGGCGCTGTAACTGGTGGCTGTTCACTTTGCTTAGCATATTCATCAGCTGAGATGCCAGCCCAAGCTTGTCCATTAAAGGTCGGTTGATACAAGCCATCTGGGACGGCCACTGTGGTAGCATTATCTGGCTGTACCATCGCTGATACCGCACCGGCAAAGATTTTCGTCTCTGGATCATATAAATAATAAGTTGTCATTGTTATTCCTCCTACCAATGAATCCAGTCAATTGCGGCAGAAAATTGATCGGTCGTCTCAGTACTAGTAGTTGTTCCCGCAAAAATCACACCACCAGCAGTCACCCACAAACTAATGTATTTGCTTGGACTACTCAGAGCGCTATAAGCCGGAATAACAAAAGTCGTCGGCACCATTGGTGCCACTTCCGCCGGAACTCGGCCAACTGTGATATATTTTCCAGCTGATAAATTAGTTAACTTGTTAATCCGCAACTCAACATGCTTAGCGAAGTAGCCACGAGTCTCAACATAGTAAACCAAGCTATCTGCTTTGGCTTCATTTTCTGTTGGAATGGTAGTATTAGTAAACGTTGCTCCAGTCGTCACCAACCAATCACCACTGCCGTCTTTACCGTCAGTATGGACGGTTTTTGTCCATTGATTGCCACTGTAACTTTGAACTGCCGTTAATACTTTACGCCCAGCAGCATTATTTTCAACACGAACGCGTAGCAATGAGCCATCACTAGCTGCTAAAGGCCCATTTTTGAAATTAGACCCTTCATATTGACCACTAGGTAAGTCTAGAATATCTTGCCCATCATCCAACAATTGACTGTCAGTTTTCTCGTTGCTCTGGGGAATATTTGTTTGAATTTTGGTGCCATCTAATCTACCGGCTGCCATCAAATAGAACTTACCATTGGCCACCACACCCAGCATCAGTGTGTGTCCTAACGTATATGCGCCTTCGGCTTCCAATAAATAGTTCTCAGTATCAGTAATTGAATTTGGATAATTCTCATTGATGAACTCTGCTAAGCCCGACTTAGAAAATTCAGCTTTAGTCACAATTTTGCCATCAATGTCGTAGGCTTGCAGCGCAATCTTCGTGCCATATGCTCCCATCGTCAAATAAACCTTGCCATTCGACATCGTAATACCTTGCGGCTTACGATTAAGATTTCCCATAGGTTCGACGTAAACATCCTGCTCAAAAAGTGGCTTACCAGCTTGAATCGAGTCCCAGGCATAAACCGAATATTTAGCGAGTTTTCCGGGAGTCGCTTCGGTGGCAACGAAATTATTGCCCTCAACACCCCATTTAAATTTGCCATTAATTGGGATGTTGTCACCAACTTTACCAGTATCGTAATTGAAGATGGCGTAGCCATCATCATTCACAACCGAAACAATGAAACACAGCTCACCATTGGCGTTATAGAAGTATGGAATGCCTTCTGAAAATGAGTTGGCTTCATTGACAAAGGACTTCATCCCCTTTAGCTCACCAGTCTTCAAATCGTGGATTTCAATCCGCGTTTCGGTGCCACCAGTAATTTCGGTCGATAAATATAATTCATTCTTGTCCTTATTGACTGAGAAGCCCTGTGGGTACCAACCAGACGTAGTCGATTCTTGCCATTCAGTCTTCAGCAGAATCTTCAGATTAGTAATGTAAGCATCACTGGAATTAGTGGCAAAATTAGTAATCTCGGCAGTCATGCCATCGAGTTTGCCCTGCACAGTGGCATTAAATTGGTCACTCCACGTCTTTAAATCAGCGTTAGTGACAACATTGCCATCTTTAATTTTTTGAGCTAACCCGTCTAACTGCGTTGTAAGAGCCAGGACTGTAGCTTGAATATTTGTATAGGATTGCGTGACGGTGCTGATTTGGCTATTCAACTGATTCTTGTACTGGTCAATTGTAGCCTCACCTTCATCGAGTAACTTCTGTAGTTCTGTCCGAAATGGAGCCTTATTAACAAACATATCGGGATTGCCGTTGTATACATGGAACCATACACTGAAGGTGGTAACACGTTTACCGTCAGCATTCTGCAATCCCAAGAAGCCGTAAAAATAGCCTTCCTGGGGGAACATGGTACCAGGTAGATTCATCTTCACCCGGCCTAAGCCGACAATGTCATCACTAGAACCAACATAACTAACTGCCTCGCCAGTTTCGGCCGTTACTATTCCGTTTTCGTCTAAGCTGCCCACGAAGCCGGTAATAAATGGCACTAGCCCATCTTGAAACTGTTGTGCTAGTCCTCGCTCTTTAAATTGAACAACCAATGGGACCTGTTCGTCGCCCACTCGGCCGTTGAAACTATCACTCAAATCAAACGCATCATCGGAGTTAATCTTTTGCTTATACGTATCCAATGTAATCGTGCTAATCATTTACTCACCTTCCTCAGTCTCTACTACTTTGCCGTTAACAATTTGGATCGGTACATCATACTTAGTCAGAATGTTGACGATAGCTTGAACATTCGCATCTCTAGTTTTATTGTCATCTTTGATATTTTTAAAATCCTGATTAATCTTATCCTGATCCGAATTCAGCCTAGCCTGGGCACCATCTAAATCATTCAAAGCCTTTTGAATCACCTTAAAATCACCAACAAGCTGACTTCTAAGAGTATCATCTAGTACGTTTGACAGCTGGTCAGTTACTAGTTGTATTGCCATCGCTATCCCCTTCCTTCGTTACTGCAAGTTTTCCATCGTCGCCAATCGAAACTAAAAAAACAGTCCCATTAGGAGACTGCATTTTGATTGTTTTTGGAATCAATCCATCATGCCAAGCCTCGACGTCAGACTTGAGCAAATTAAAAAATCCGGTTGGGCTGGCTGCAATCGCTTTAGTTACGCCTTTGTCAAAGCCTTTAACAGCTTGACTGTGAGTCACAGGATAGAATACTACTTTGTCGCTCCCCGCGATTGGTCTAATATCAGTCATCAACCTCACCTACCTTATCCAGCACCGTAATACTTGTGGCAGCCCCAGCAACCAGCTTGTTACTCTCATCTTTGATTTGCTTAATAACTTGAGCGTCTCGACTACGGTTAGCTTGCAAGCGTGCTGTAATCATTGCTAGGTCATCTTTAAGGTTGCCAAACGTTACAGTTGAGATAGTGTGCGTACTTTGTAAATACAGTGTCTTAGCTGCAATTCGTGTCTTCACGTCAATGCCATTTCTAGTTCGCAAATAGCCATAATTACCAATTGAAGCATCATTTATAGCGCCAATCGGTGAAGCTTCCTGGAATGTATTCAAGTTAGCCGTGTACTGTACCTTAGGATAATCTTGTAACTGTCCTGGCAACACCTTCTTCAACTCAGCTTCGCTCGTGATATTATCTGACTGGTAGTCATCGGCTGCAATCTCACCATAAAGTTTAGCGTTCGGGCTTACATAGTCATAGCTACAACTCGGCTTGTCATTGTCGTCATGCTTGCCTTCACCGTGAATCTTGGTTGTGATCGTCGTGTAGTCATTAGTCTCAGCGACCGAGTTGACATCATCACCGTCCACGAAGACAAACGCGTCCTGCTTACCAATCGTTTTGTAAATGTCAATATGATAGTTATCATTGGACCACTCAAAACCAAAATCAGTTACTAGCGTGTTCAAGAACAAGTCTAATCCATGACCATTACCGAATTCTTCATCGCCGAAATCATGATCACCGATTGTATCGTGGATCGTGTACGTGAACTTGGTGCCATTGGTGATCAGGTCCATGCAAGTTTTGAGCGTCTGTTTTCCTTTAATAGTGCTACGGACATAATTGTCGTTAAGGTCTTGAATGACGCTTAGACAAGTTACCGCACGGCTATAATACTTACCGGCCGTACTGCCATCGTTTTCAGATACCCGAAATAGCATACCCGTGCCAGGTTCCTGAATTAAAGCTCGCGGTGACAACATGTTATAGCCAGTCTGGTTGCTATCTTCATTCCACGTCGTAAAGTCCAGCTGAGCGACTTGCCCGAGTTGCAAAGTTAATTGCAAGTCAGTTACTTTGAGCGCCTCTGACGCGCCTGTGTAATCCGTTATGATAAGCATGTCAAAAGCCTCCTAGTAGTAAAAGTGTGTTTTAAAGCTGATTGTAAAGTCATTCGTGCCACTGACTGTCAGCTTGTTATCTCCCGGCGCAAAATCCAGATAACCGTGATTTGATTTGCTAAACACCGACGTGCCACCAACGACCATCTTCAAGCCATAAATTTGCAACGGTTTACCCTTAGTCAGCGGCATCGTGACCGTTAGGTTTTGGCTTGTTGTTTGATTAGTAATTGTCACCGCCTTGTTAGCTGTACAATCCAACGTAATCAATACCGGGTGTTCTTCAGCCCGCAGTGGTATTGTGCTGCCATTCCAAATCGTGAAGTTGACTTGATTAGTGAACTCATACTTGGGCACTGACACTAAACTGGCGCTCATGCCGAACCCATTCAAGAACCCTTTATCAAGGCTTGTCAGCACGGTTTCAGCAGCACCATCAATACATGTCAAGTTGACCGTAATCGCTTGAGTGCCCCAGTAATTACTCTGTCTAGCGTACGTGTAGCTTTCTGGCACGACCTTCCAACGTAAATAAGCAATGCGCCGGTTGATGATATAGAATGGCTCATAGCCCGCAAACACCTTGAGCACACGCATGCGCTTTAATTCATAATCATAGTTGTCCGCCGCATTCACTTTGAACACCAGTGGGATTGTGGTTTGCTGCATTTGCGTGTCAGTTAGAACCGCACTATACTCGCTCATCTGAGTAAACGTGTGTTGATAGTTCGGCCCGGGCGGGTCAAAACTAATCACACGAATACCTAGTTTTTCTAAATCATAAACCGTGCCATCCATCTTTTGAATCACAATTGAACTCACTAGTGCAAACCTCCTTTCTTCGCCTGAATCGTAATATCACGTTGTTGCATAAGCTTGGCCCTAGGATAGACTGCTTGCGCGAGAACCCCGCTATCTAATGGCACAGTGATTGTCAAATCGCCACTGATTGCTTGGTTGCCGGCAACTTGGCCTTCTGCCTGTGCCACGCCCCGTGATGCAAAGCTTGGCGCTGTGCGTTGAATACCTGCCTTAGCAGTTCCAACTACTCGCATAGCCTTAGCAACTAAGCCATTAGGCGCTTTGGCAGCTCGTGCTCGTGCCGCTTCAACAATCAGGCTGTCAGCACTATCGCGTTCTGGGTTAACCACGTATTCTGGGTTATTTTCAGCCAACCATGCTAGCTGTTTCTTCATGACACGACCACCAGAATCGTAACCCATTGGGCCGCTCACGCGAGCAAATGCGCTTGGACCTGAGCCATAAATAGCCTTCATATAGCGAATACCAGCTAGCAGGTCGTCATACCCGTTGAGCGGGTTGTTGTGATCCTTGAACTTATACGCATCAAATGTTGGCTGAATCGTCTGAACAAGCCCTTTAGAAGGGTGTCCAAGTTGAGCGTTACGGTCCCAAGTGTTAATCACCGATGGGTCCCCATTTGACTCGCGTTTGATAACCTTCATCCAAGCAGCCACTTGACTGTCGGTAGCAGCGAACCCGTTGGCCTTTAATGCACGGACAACATATGGCCGCCAGCGATTGACTGAATGACCAGACGGGTTACCCGCACTAGCGCCATAAGTCATTGGATTATAGCTTTTACCACCTAAACCAGCACGCAACTCATAATGGACGTGAGGGCCGCTTGATTGGCCTTCACTACCAACCCATGCAATGATTTGCCCGGCTTTGACATGCTGACCAGTCTTCACTTTCATCCGTTTCATGTGTCCGTAAATCGTATCTACAGACGCACCAGACGGTTTGATAACAACCCAGTTACCGAACCCACTAGCTGGGCCCGCCTGCACGACAGTACCGCCATATTGAGCTGGAATCGGCGTACCTAATGGCGCCGCAAAGTCGATACCTTTGTGGAAACCACCAGCTCGAGGACCGTATCCAGATGATTCCTTAAACGGTGAACCGAAATGTGGTGCTAATGAACCAGCACCGTCATTGCCACCGTCAGAAATAGAACTAATTATTTTGGAAATAACGTCAGCCATCGCTTTAATTGGCCGATCAACGAAATTTTTGCCTAAATCATGACCAATTGAGCCAACACCTTCAGTTTTTCCAGGGTTGAAGATTTTGTTAGCCATATCTGTCATTGTTTTAACTGGATCGGTAATCTTTGATATGGCGTCAGATGCTGTTTCACTAATGTTATCAAAAATTGAAACTGCGCCATTTTTAGCTTTTTTCAAAAATCCAGCAACATCAATTGTCCCTGACGCATAACCAGGTAAAGTTCTTCCGAGACCACCGTTAAACAGTTGTGCGGTGTCAGACGCATTCAAAATCTGGTCGCCAGGTTGCATATCTACAACCTCAGCCCCATTTGTCCCGATAAAATCAACTCTACCAGACGACTTACTGATACGAGCTTCTACCCCACCTTCACCAACTAGGGCTTGTGATGAAGTAGCAGTACCACCGGAAGCATAAGCTCCCATAGATACTGGAGTATAACCTGATGGATAAGCGCCAACGTTGATTGGCTTAATCCCGAACCCTTTAACCAAACCGTTAAAGAAACCAGTAATGCCCTTCCAGATACCATGTAAACCAGATCCTTGTTTGTCGGCAGCCTTCATTGAACTATTAGCTTGGTTCATCTGATGACGAACAACCGCTTTAGACTGACCGGTAGCGGCCGCAATAGCATCAGCTTGCTGGTCTTGTTGCTTTTTGGTAACTTCTTTACGTTGATGTTCAATTTCATTGGTAACTGATCTATGCTGATCAGAAGCATGTTTGGTAACTTTTTTATACTGGTCTTTAGCTGCACCACTTGTTTCGTCACGCTGGTTTTTTGCCTTAGAAATAATATCGTCATGTTGCTTTTTAGAAATTGCATGTAAATCATAATATTCGTGATCAGCGGTTTTTTTCGTTGATTTGTATTGATCATAAGCACTATCAATCACATCATCTCTAGTTTTACGAGCTGGCTTGACGGCGGCATTGTATTTTTTGTTTGCATTTTCTTGTGTTGCTTTCAAGTCTTTTAAATTAAGCTTGCCGCGATCTTTAAGCAATTTTTGGAGAATTGATTTCTGCTCTTTAGATCCTTTTTCAACTGATTTTGTGACGGCCGTATTAAGTTTGTATTCGTCAGCCGTATACTTGCTGATATAAGCTTTGTGAGCTGATGCCAGCTCCTTATTCTTCTCATTTTCATACTTTTTTGAGTTACGACCATACTTCAAAGCAATTGTTTCTAGCTTCTTGGTACCACCGTTCTCGATTTTCTGAACTTTAGAATAATAATCGCTCGTATCAGTCTGCATTTTGTTAATCGTTTGTTTCTTAGACTTAGCTGCCTTGGCGTCTGCAGTTTGCTGTGATTTAAGAATTTTGTTTTCTTCTGCCTGCGTCATCGAGCCATTCTTGACTAATTTGTCTAAATCCTGTTTGGACTTAGATTCTTTGTTCTTATAATACTTGTCCACTGACGCACGCATACTATTGAACAATTTATCAGTTTCCATTTTAGTTTTGGCATAACTAGATGGATCGGCAGCCATCTTAACGACGACTTTATTACTCAACTTTTTCTGATAAGATTTCAGATCTGATTCAACTTTTCGAGTATCTGTCGACACATTTAACTTAATGTTATTTGGCTTAATAACATGTATCTTAGGCTTGTTAGCGTCTAAACCTTTTTGAATATCTTTCCCAAGTGATTTTCCAATCGTGCTACCAGCAAGCCCTCCTAACGCTCCACCTGCTAATGTCCCTACTGGTCCTAATAAAGAACCGACCGCAGCACCGGCAATAGAACCACCAGTTGATCCAACATAGCCACCAACGTGTTCACCGGCCGTCTTTCTGGTTGTTCCTAATAACTCTGGAAGTGACGCAATCGCACTAAGACCAGCGGTTGACTTAGCTGTGCCTAGCACACCAGATAGCAGTTTTGAACCACCACCAAGACCACTAGCTGCTTCAAGTTCTGCGGTTGAGGTAGCGCCGCCCTTAGAAAATAGTTTTCCAAAAGCTTTAGAACCACCAGCTTCTTTAGCAACGGCCTTACCGCCACCACTGGGAATACTACCGCCGCCACCAATCAAATCAACCATCTTAGACACGGCAGCTGTTTCGACAAGTGCCTTGCGCAAATTTGACAGCATGCCGATAAACTCAATACCTTTTTTGAGCGCAAACATCGCAATAAATGCTTTGGTCAAGTTCTCAATCAACTCTTGGTTCTTAGATAAGTTCTTTAAAGCATCATCAATCTTGTCTAGTGGATCTTTAGATTCTTGAGCTTTCTTGCCCACTAACCCAAACATTCTAGCAATATCATACACAATATCACTGAATGTCTTCCAGACAGTTTTGCCGATAATACCTAGTATCTTACCCAAGTTGCCAATAATGTCGACAATTGTATCTTTGTGCCCATCAATATACTTGATGAGTGCTACTAAACCACTAGTGACAGTCGAAATAGCGCCAGAGATTAGTTTGGCATACTTCTTCATCATGTCGTCAGACAGCAGTTCACGTAGGTCCTTGGCTACACCTTTAGTCATAGTGAAAGAACTAGACATAATGTTGCCAGTCAAGACGGACCATCGAGACTTGATATACATGCTCATGCCTTGGAACGACGTCATCGCTTCCGCGGTACCATCTTTGTACTTTTTACCCAGATAATCTAGCGCTTCTGTGAATTGCTTGGCTGATAGTTTTCCGGCAGCTGACATGGCATACAACTGCTTCATTGACTTGCCAGTAGCCTTCTGTAAAGCCTCTCCAAACATTGGAAATCGATTAATCATGACAGCCATATCTTCAGAACTAGCTTTACCACCGGCAACAATCTTGGCAAATTGCTCACCGGATTCCGCTAGGGCATCGTTACTCATGTGAAGTGTCGAGCCTAAAGCAACAAATGAATCCGTCCAGCGCTTAGTCTCATCAACATTTGAATGAACATGATAAAAACTTTGCGACATACGGTTGATCGTGTCTGCGGCGTAAATCGAATGTTGTGACAACTGATTGATATAATCGACCAGTTCCTTGCCATCTTTAGGTGCTTCGGTTGTCAATGCTGTCCAGACGGTCTTCATTGTATCTTGCTCACGGTTGTATTCCATACCAGCTTTAGCAGCATCTTTTAACCCAGTCACTAGGCCTTGAACACCAGCCTGAATCGCGCCACCAAGAAATGTTCCCACAACAATCTCTTTGAGGTGTGAGAAACTATGCTCGGTTGATTCCGACTGCTTCTTCAAAGCAGTTAAATCATCAGAAGCTTGTTTCTTATCTACTTTTAATTTTGTAGACTTTTTTTCAGGAATTCGACTGATTTCTTTTTTCCAGTCTATAACCTCGCCACGTTCCGACTTAGCTTTCAAACGTGTTAACTGATTTCTAGGAATCTGGTTGAGCATTTTTCTAAAGTTTTTTACGCCAGCTTCTTTCGCATTAGCTTCCAACTTAGTAATGACTGGGGAATCAAATTCATTCTTAATTTTCTTCTTAGTTTTTCTAGCTTTCTTCTGTACCTTATTAGCATTGTTAGCAAAGGCTTCGTCCATCTGATCTCCAGCATCGGCTCCAAGCGTCTTCATTAAATTATTGACTCGTTCACGATCACTCATGAATGACTTGGTATTCATTAACAAATCAATTGTTACAGTTCCATCAGCCATGGACTATCTCTCCTTTGCCTTCTCTGCCAACATGCCGAATACTTGCCCCATCTGACTATCTAAACTTGCTTGTGTGTCTTGGTCGTCCAAACGATAGTAGTCTTGCGCTTCTAATAAACTAGTAAGCTCTTCGCCTTCCAGCCCGCTAGTTGACTTCTGCCGAATAGCGACAATACGACGGAACTGAGTTGTCTCACTGAGTCCGTCCAACATTGCCTTGAACTTTTCCCAACGCAGCTTACCTTGTTGCTCAATTAAGTCGATATGATAATCGGCCATAAATGACGAAAAAATTGCATCTGCGTCTTTCTCATAACTAAAAAAGCGCTCCTGCGGTACAGGGTCGCCATTTAAATCAACGTTAGGTTCATCATCGTGATCGCCATAAACCGTTTGTTGAACATATTTGGATATCTCAGATACGACTGATACCATTTGTTCTGCAGTGACGTCTGTGCCTTCGCCTACAAACGCATTGAACGCTAGATAAACCTTGTGTGAGTCATCGATAGCATCATCGTCAAGCAAGATATACCAGCGGAGCACATTGTCGAAGCTTAAATCGACAGTCCATTCTTCACCGCCAATCGTTATTGTTGTTCCGAGCGGCTCAACTAGGCTAAGCATTCACATCACTTCTTCTTCGTAGCTTTGCGTGACTTGTAGTAAGTGTCAATGTAGCTATCCCGCTGGTCACGCAGTTCATCGTATTCCTTGACGACCATAAAGAAGGCAGCCGCCATTCGTTCGGTACTCTTATTGGTTAGCCGATAGAGATCATCACCAGCGCCTTCTCCAAATTGATCATCGAAAAATGCACTCAGTTCGTCCCGTAGGTCCTTATAAAGCTTATTTAGGAATTGGCGTTGTTCCTTCACTGGCTTGTCATCTAGTTCCGTCATCTTCTTCTGGTCATCCAACGCATGCAAGTGCTTGCCAACACTCAAACGAGTGTCCGCCAGTTTCATGTTCAACTCATCATTGAAATAAAGCTTTGCATGGCGCTTACCAAACTTGAACTCCGCAAACTCCTGTGGCCCGCCTGCTAGATTAATTGCTGTCATAATAAATTCCTCCTATTATTTGTATGTATGAGGGCAAAGCCCTCGTTAACTAAGACTGGGTGCCGGTTCCTGAACCTTGTGTAATGGTTCCACTAGGACTAGTCGTCTCATCTTCATCAAATTCAACCGTCTTACCAGTCTTGTCAGTCATGATTGGCTTACCATTGAACGATAACGTAAAGCTAAACGTCTGCTTAGCATTGGCGTTACCACCCATTGGAACGATAGCCGTGATCGTAACGTTTGATACAATCTTATTGCCGTCAGGATCAGTCCAACGTGCTAATGTTTTCAAGCTTTCGCTGATAGCTAAGAATTTACTTGCAACATAATCTTGTGCAGCATCGCCGATTACTCGATGACCACTGAAAGCTAACGTAATACGCTTACCAGTTACATCTGTATCGGTAAATCCTGCCCCGTCATAATAGGCAGTGTTGTCGTCTGTTTCGTTAGCGGCTGGAGTAACACCCGAGATACCAGCTGCTAAAGGTACGAAGGTTGCCTTCGTTGTGTCTTTGGGGTCTTGACTACCAGTAGTGTCAATTTCAAAGACGTTTTTGTAGTTCATTTTAAATTTTGCCATTTTGTAACTACTTCCTTCCTTAATTAGAGACGCTATTCAGCGCCTGTAAAAGTGCTTACGATAACGGAAAAGCTAAGCTGATAGGTTGAGTAACCTTGATTATCCTGCTCAGATATACTTGGCTGCCCGTTGATCGTTAATGATTCAAATTCAAAACTGCCATTACTACTAACTAATTCATCAGCTGTCAACACGTCCAACGCTTGCGATACGAGCCATAGCGTTGTGTTAGCTTGCTGCTGGTTCTTAGTACGCATACCAACTTCATAATTCATCTGCCACTGCTGATTACCTGCATAATCTTCATCAAGCACTCGACTACCCGGCAGTGGATAAAGTGACAGCGAATCAGCAACCGTCAGATAGCCCAGCGTGCACTTCATTGGCAAGCTGGGAACTTTGTTGATACTTGCTGCTAACCGTTCCAATAAGTCCATCACTTCATCCCCTTAGTAAAAGCATCTATCCAACTACTCATGAACACTGACTTGCCTTTTAAGTCCCAGCGCTTTGTAGTACCTGGGGTTGTGTAATTACTGGGATTCACTGGGTGCCCGTTGATGATTCCGTAGAATTGTGCCTTTGCATAAGGCATTGCATACGTTATCTGACTACCATCGGCCGTAGCGTGTACAGAATCACGCAAATGACCCTGTCTCTTCGGCACGAACTGTTCCATATCTGACATAGCCTGATTGACTAAGGCATATTGCCCACGTTTGACGTTGTCCAAACTGGTATGCTCCATAAAACCATCTAGATCAACGTTTACTTTCATAACCATTACAGCACCTCCAACTCGTAAGAATGAAGTGCATTGCTAAATGGTTCGCGGTTATCAATAATCTTTTGAACAGTGTACTCTTCGCCCTCAAATACAAGCTTAGAACCTACGCCATTCTTGGTAATCGTTGGTAGTGGGCTACTAATCCCTGCGTACAGAAAAACAACCGCATTAGCCACGATTGTCCGATCGTTGTTGCTACCAGAGTAAATCGTTTGCGGTTGCACAACACAATGCTCGATTGTGACTGGTTCACCTGCCAACGGTTGACCCCATTCATCCGTTTTTGTTGGATCAGTCAGAGTGAGCGTGATTGTCTGCTGACACATCCGTTTCGGTGGTTTCATCATCAACGGTAGCTCACCGCCCTGCACATCAACCCAATTTGAGCCAAAATCGCAACGACACCGTTAGCTAATCCAGTCTTGCCGAAGTTAGTAGCATTCACATTAGAATTTGCCTGTACGTGGGTTCGGCCAATCTCAATGCTGGATAAATCCTGATTAGCAATGCCAATAGGCGTATCAGCGCCAACTTCATCGAAGTAGTCACACTGCAAGGCGACTGCTCGCTTGAACTGCTTAGCACGGAATACTTGCCATTGGGTGCCAGCCAAGTCGTCAACCAACGAACGAGCGGCGTAGTCAGCGTTATAGAAGAATTGAGTTGTAATATCAATTTGCGTTTCAGCAGCCCGTTCGTGTTGATCAAAGATTGTTTCATCAGTAATCATGGTAAAACCATTCTGTTGATACTCTTTAAACGTCAAATAGGCCATCTAATCACTTCCAGTCTAAATTACTTACCAGTTGAAGATGAAGAAGTTGATGTTCCAGGCGTAGCGGCTACGTAGATAGCTGGCTTAGCGTTGTCAAATACAATAGCATCGTAGTATGACAAGCCCTTGACGGTAGTACGATAGCCAGAACGGTCAGTGTCATCAGATACGATGTCAACTGAATCATACTTCGTAATTGGAGCAATGGCGCTCAATGGAAGCAAGAAGAAGTTAACGGCGTCAGTGATTGTTAATCCTTGAATCCGGCCCTTAGCGACTGGGATAATTGGCACACTACCGTCAATTTGACCGACTTTGCGGTTAATCCCGTTGATACTCATGTCGTTAACAGAGAACGTCTTAGACACGCCGTCAGCGTTCTTTAATGCCTTGTAGTAAGCGCTGGAAACGAACATTGCAAAGCCACCAGGAACTTCATTGTCAAGCATGAATTGTTCCGCGTCATCGTAGGCCAATAAAGCGTTCTTACTGTCAATTGTGTCAGTAATCTTGGTGCCAGCGTTATCAAAGATGGTTTGAGCAATAAATTTATCCTTGTGTGGTACCGTGATCAAGCGTTGATGTTCTTCTACAAGATTCTGGACGGTTAACGCGCCACTTTCGGACATATCCAGCTTGTCTAAATCGTAACCAATCCAGTCTTCTTGCTTCAATTCGATTGGTACCTTTTCAACGTTGATGTTGTGACGAGCGTTATCGCCGTTCCGAACGTACTGCGTAGCTTCTGCGAAGCCGTCCATCTTGTTGATACGTACAGTATGAACACCGTCAAAGTCGGCCGCCGTAATTGATTTGGCACCGCCTTGAAGTGGTTGCCATAGTTGTGATTCTGCCGCGTATTTCTTGTCAATCGTAGCTAAATCTTTTTGATCTAAAACTAAAGTCATTAGTTATTCCCTCCTATTTTTCCACAGCACCCATTCGTGCTGCAATGCGTTGTGCGAGTGACGGTTCACCACCACCGGTACTCCCACTAGGGTTACCGCCAGCAGTAATCTTCACGGCTGGTTTACCGCCATTGTCGTCGCCTTTGTCAAACAGGTAGTCGTGTGACTCCTGCAACTTCTCAATCTGTTCACCGATACCCGTTAGTTGACCATCATCGCCAAGCTTGACAGTATCCATGTCGATAAACGGCATGATAGCCTTAGCATCGCGAGCTTTAGCGTCACGTAATGCCATTTGCACAGCGTTGTCAGTCTTAACCTTCGTTAAACTAGCAGCAGCTTCACTATCCTTCGTCTTGATGGTTTCTTGTAACGTGGCAATCTGCTTGTTGAGCTTTTCAGAATTACCGGCTTGTTCACCAAGCGACTTGATTTGACCATCACGATCAACAACTTGCTGCTTAACTGAATCAAGTTCCGATTTAGTGTCAGCTACTTGTTGCTTAATTGGCTCAATGCCAGCGTTATAAAGCTTCATCACCTCGGTCGTTTGTTTATCGTCTAACCCTAATGTTTCTAAATCCTTACGTTCCATAATCCAATCGCTCCTAACGTTATTTATTACGCGGTAACGGCCGCGCGAATTGATTGCATAAGTAATGAGCAGTTTAGCGACGTACTCAGGTCGTGCAATTAAATAATTTTATTGTTATTAATCATTTGTAAAGTCTCTTGAGGGACTAAATAATCAGCATATACAATAACCATCTCCAATCCAAATTCAGGACGCATTAATGTGTCGCTGCTTGAATCTTCAAATTTAATTTTGCGAATTCCACGGCCAAGTTTAACTCCATTTACAACTAAATCTGGCTGACCGGCTTTTAATCCGCACTTCGAACTACCACTCCAATTGATTGAATTAACTCTAATTTTAGAAATACATTTGCTTTTCAATAGTGCTCACCTTCTACTATGTTTAATTTGGGGCTGCTGGTATACTTGTTCACGCGAATAATCGCGATGTAAGAAATCGTGTTTCTTAACCAGACTGCGAATATTGGCCCGCTGACTGCCTAACAATGACTTATAGCGTGCTACGCCTTCCTTGTCACCCAGCTCTTCGGCCACTGCCAGCTTCTTCTTGGTCTGCCGGATAGCCCGCTCATAGCCACGTTGTTTGGCTTGAATGTCCCCATTGGCTTTGGCTTCCTCAGGGTCATATTGTGGCTGGTTATTTGTGTTCACACCCTCAATAAACGGGTATAGCGTGTGTGAGCAGTTAATGCCCTGCGTCCCTGCTGGTGTACCATAGCCATGGTTGTAGATGCTATCGTACTTAGGATTGAACGTATCGCTGCCGGGCTCTGTTAGGTTGACCACTTGGCCTTGAATCGGTGCACAAGCTTCACGTGCGGCCGGGTGTGAACTCATCACTGCTAAGGTGGTACCAAAGTCTTGCATACGTTTCAAACGCAAGTTATTGAATGTTCGATGAGCAGTCGTGTTGATTACCGTACGAGCATAGCCCTCCAGTGACCAATTATGACCACCTTTATCGACTAAATTGGACTTAATGCCAGCGTCCACCCATTTGTAGACGTTATCTCGTAAAGCCCTATCGTGCGTTTTAAGGCCGACAACTGTTTCCATAGTGGTTTGCTTGATGATGCCTTGATAAGCTCGCATAGCACCATTCTCATTGTAATTAGTGGACAATAACGACTGGTTAACCGTGTTATCTAGGTCTTTCCATGTTTGATTTTGTAAAGAGTTAATCGTGTCGCGAATTTCATCATCAACCACGATTTTCTTATGCAATTGACGGCTCAACGTAGCATCAATTTCGTTGACAATTTGAAGCCCGTTATCATATACGAGCTTTGTAATTGCTTGTTGCGATTCGCCAGTATATTTGGCCACTAAAGCAATGACTTGCTTGTTTAGCACGCCCATCTTAGCCAGCTGTTCAACTTGCCAACGTAAAACGTTCTTACTATCAACCATATCGAAGTTAGTTGTCTTGAGCGTTTGGATAATACGTGCGTAGATGTCTTGTTCAAGCTTGGAATAGATGTCAACAGATGCTCCCGCATCGTGCATCATAGATTCCTGGGTAATCATTCACCATCACCACCACCAAGAATAGCTGAGCGACTTCCCTCAAACGTGTCGGTTGGTGCTTCAGATTGAATCTTAGCTAACTCCTCAGCGGCTTGTTCGTCAGTCATGCCATAGTTACGTTGTAGGAATGTCTGTTTAGATAGTGCCCCAATAGCCAATACCTTAGCATCTTCTTCGAGTTGTTTGTCCTTATTAACGAACACGCCGTCGTCAAAATGGCATTCAATATCGAGCGGCTGGCTGGCTGAGTCAAGCGTGAATAATGGCTTGCCGTCATCAAATAGATCACTAGCGTTGGCTAACTCAAAAATTGACTGGCACAGCTCATCAATAGATTTTTCGACCATTGTCAAATAGCTTGAGCGGGTCTGATAAGTCATTGAATTATTGCTGACAACCTCGGTCGCTGTTTTAACGCCATCATCGGAATATGAAAATGTTCCAGTAGACAGACCAATTTGAACTTCAAACTCCTTGATGAAGTGGTCGATAGCATCCTTATACTGAACAGTTCTGATAGGCGTTGTCATGTCCTTAACACCAAGACCATTATTGTCATCTGACAGTACACCAACGTAGACATTTTGTTCAGTATCAAACGTTGGTTTGTGCTCATCATCAAACCGCAGCATACCCGGTTGGACCGCAATGTGCTTCTGACCCAATCTTATTTCCCAAATAAACTGATCGTGAGTATCATTAATATCGTCCAAGACGTGCTTAGCATTATCCACGACACCAAGTCCCAATGGGCTTTCGATGTTGATGTTGTTGGCTCCCGGCGTTTTAAAGTAAGCGAACAGTGGCCGTTGTAAACCACTAATGGTGACTTGTGGTGCCAGCTCTTTGTATACCGGCAATGTGGATAGTGGTACTTGATTGCCCACTACGTCGGGACTATCTGACTTGTACAGCTCGTTGGTGATCTGATAGCTACCGTCGGCTTGCCATTGATGGAATTCAAGCAACGTGTAGTATTTAGTCTGATTGCTTTCAGTACGCTGTGTTCGACTAGCAATAGCCGCTTCGCTAATATCATTTGTATTAGATTGTAGCGGGTAGAATTGATCAGCCCGCACCCATGCAATCTTGATATGGTTGCCGTCAATATAAGGTCGCATCGCAAAGCCGCCTAGGGCAACTCCTTTTTCAAGTGCTTCCTCAAACTTATTCTTGAAGTCGTTATCTTCCAATACATCGTTTAAGAATTTGTCCGCTTCATTGTTATCCTTGACGTGAATTTCAGCTTTCTCATTAAAAATCACTGAGGCAATCCGACGAGCGGCAGTTTTTGCCATGTTTATTGTGTTCTTGGGGCGCTTCTTTTCAATGCCATCCGATGCCTGATAGTGGATATATTGTAATTTATCGCTGTAATATTCCAAGTCGGTTTGAATACGAACATACTCATCCGGGTCAATACTGATACGAGGATCATCGGTAATCTTGCTTAAGCTTCCTGTTACTCCCGTGGCTGCCGCCCCCTTCCAAAATAAGTCTTTAATACGCTGTATTAGCCCCATTTAATCACCTACCATCTCAAATCAAGGTCACGCAAGTTATCCAGTACGAAATACTGGAACGCATCGCATGTATGGTCATCTACCTTGATAACCTTCGGCTTGTCACTCTCTAACGTGTCACCGTCCCACTGGTATTTGCGATGCTCATCAATAAATATCTGGTTTGCTTCGTTATCGAGGTAATAAAAACGCCCAGTGGCTAGTAAGTCCTGGACGTGGTCAATCATTGCTGTCTTTTCAATCTTGTTGACGTGGTTCCAATGCCGGCCATACTTCTTAAAGTATTCATGGTCAATAGCATAGTCAGACGTCGCCTCATCGGCCGACCGTTTCCATGCTTTCTTGTGCCATTGCTTCTCACGACTATCCTCAAATGCGTACAGCTCGTCTGCTAGCTCGCTAGGTGGCTTCTTAACCGACTGATGAGCTGGTGAGTAATAATAAGTATCTAGTAAGATAATGCGCTTCTTAGCCGTCAATGCAATACATAGCTCAGTCGTGGCTGACACCTGCTGGCCGCTATCTTGGCTGAAGTACAGCGACTTAATGTAGTCGTCGTCTGGGAACACCTCTAACGGCTTGAACAGGCTCGGGTTATAGATGTTCGTACCTAACCCAATAACTTCGCCCAAATAAAGCCAACGGTAGTAGTCATAATCGTTCTTCTTGTACTGCTCTATCAAGTCAAGCGTTTGCTTACTGGTAAAGCCACGGACGTCGCAGCGATAGTCACTCGTGTCAATCAGATAATTGTCATCCTTTGACACTTTATCTATCCACTCGTTAATCCAGTCATACGGATTTTTAGGCGGATTATATGAGTAGAACACTTTAACTTGATCCAGCCAATCCGGCTTCTGCCGAATAAACGTCGGGTTCGCTTGGTCAAACACATCGCCAGACTTCATGTTAGCGGCTTCTTCGTACCAGACAGCTATCACATTGCCCACAATGTTTGACTTGAGCTTGTACGGATTATCGGCGCCATAAAAGTAGAACGTGCTGCCAGTTCGCTTATGCTGTATCGTGAGTGGTGATTTATAAGCGATAAACTCGTCATCCATGTCAAGCATGCTGAGTGCCCATTGGATCTGGTTGTAAACCGTGTCATGTAAGTCTGACTTGTTTGCCAGCACAGCGATGACGTTGGCTTTGTGATGCTGCATGATAGCCTTCTTGACCATTGTTACTAACTTCAAGCTGATAACGGACGACTTGAACGAGCCACGGCCACCGTTTGCAACGATGTAAGGCTTGTCAGTCGTCCACATTCGCTTAAAGTGAGGGTTAATCAAGTCTGATATCCTGATAACCTTCTTGATATTCGTATCATCAACTACCAGCGTCTTCATCTTCTATGCCTCCCACATCATCAACTATCAGTGTCTGTCCCTCATTGCTTTCACCACTCCGGGCCTCTTTAGCTTTAGACTCAGCAATATCTGCTTCAGCCTCAGCTTTACGAATCTGAGCATCATTCATTGACCGGTCCAGAATATCCTTGGCAGCACTAAAACGTACCATCTCGCTACGTGCATCTAACAGCTCACGCATTGTCATAATGGCCTCGCTGGTTAGGTCACGCAGCATAAAACGATTATATTCATCCTGTGCTTGTCTAAATATTTCTTTCTGTTTCCATGCTGAAATGGTTGTTCTTGATATGCCGACATTATCAGCAACTTCTCCTTGGTTCATTTCGCCTGAAAACAGCAACATAATAGTCTTTTGCTGCTTTTTAGGTAACGAATAAAAAGTCGCCAATTGTCGGATTTTGTCGGATTTCATTACATACCACCACACCTCCGTTTTTAAACCAGTCGAAATCGACGGGTTTAGAATTAATCTTTATTTTCCAATTTAAATCCATCACCCTGTGAAGCTTGATATGCCGGCTTGGATTTATTTTCCAAACGAAAAGCGCCATGCTGTTTAGCACGACGCTTCTTATCCTTGTACCACCTATCTAGCCGAGCATCAGCCTGCACCCATTCAGGCGGCTCGTACCCATATTTGCTGTGAATCATTACTGCCATGACACCACTCCTAAATTTACGTAAAATAAAAACGTCCCAAGGGACGTTGATTTCTATTTAACATTATTTCTCAAAAAAGAAACTATTCTCGAATTTTACCAATATAAAGTTAAACATTAGTGATATAAATTACATTACCCTCGACTTGTACCTCATACATAAAATCCTTTTTAGCAGAATAATACATATATCCGCTAATTCCCTTTTTACCTGTTTCTATTGCATCATTTTCCATATAATCTCGCATATGTTCAGACATAAACTCTTGATCTGAACTAGCATCGACCCATTTCGGCAAGGTAACAACCGCCTGATAAATAACATTACAATTCTTGAATACTGTAAATTCAGTTCCTGTACCCAAAGAAGCGTTATCGTCTAATTTATAGGTAACAAAACTATCGTCTTCACGAAGCTTTGTCATTCCCTTAGGATCAATAACAGAATGTACCGCATTTCTCTTTAAAGAATGTGTTTTATTGAATAAAAGATCCAATAAAGTCAAAGTTATATCTTCTGCTGCAAATATAACAAATCTAGCCTCAACAGATGTTACAGATTCTGTTCGTACAGATGATCCATGAGATACAGATGTCGAATTTCTAAGACTTCCTATCTCAACAATCGTGGCAATCAATTTATTGAATATCTTAGTTATGTGTTCTTGCGAGGATAATTCAGATTCTAATACATGCAACGTTATTTGAGCAAGTTCAGGTAATAGATGATACCTATCCTTATCAATTTCGTAGCCTTTAATTGTTTTAAAAATCCATTTACAAGTTGATTCCACCATACTTCGAGCATAATTAACCGACTCACCATATTTCTTTTCGTTATAGCTATCATTCATCTCCGAATAACGTTCGTCGATTGCTTCAACACCAAAACTATCAACCTCCGGCCTTAAGATTTTACTAGGATGTCTCATATACTTCACCACATTCTTAATTAATTTACTCTAACTATACAAAAACTCCCGCTAAAAAGCGAGAGCAGTTTGAAGGATTTTAGTTTGAGCAATCAAAGAAATTCGTGAGTATCTAGGCTGCTAAACTAATAAACTACACCGGCGGCAGAGAGGAGCGCATCACCCCTTATAAATCCGCCGGCTACACAGATAGCTGGATTTGAACCAACATAGACGTTTTTGGAGACCGCCATCTTGCCAATTAGATCATATCTGCTTAATAGACGGGCCGTCATATCAACTTAATCAAGGAGGCAACATAAACTGTACATCTGTGCCCGTCTAACGTAGCCTGCTGGACTCGAACCAGCGACAACCTGATTAACAGTCAGGCGCTCTACCAACTGAGCTAAGGCCACAATAATAATCGATTAGGGCTATCAGAAAAACGTTTATTTGTCGCCCTAACCAATTATCGATAATACTAATTTACCACCAATTTATTGCTATGAAGTCCGGCTTGAGTTCGGAAAAAGTTCGGTTAAAGTCCGGTTTGAGTTCGGTTTTGATAAATATTCAGGTCTTCTAGGTAATAGCTCTGTGCAAACTGTAGCATTGCCAATGGCTTCCAACGGTCAAAATACTGCGTCTTGCTGTAGCCAATATCCATGTAGCACATCGTGTCGCTGTAACCTTGCAAATATAGCCGATCTAATATCTCCTGGCACTCATGGTCACAGCGAGCCATTGCCTGAATAGTCTGTCGGACAATCTGTTCGGCGTACAGGCGGCGTGTAATCCGATCCTCGGCCGAGTTACCAGACGAGGCCGACTTAGGCATGCCATCCATGCTAGGCGATTTAAGATCAGCGACCGAATGGCCGGACGCCCGAACTGCTTGCGGTAACTTCTTATCCAGGAACCGCCGCACCTGTTTAATTGTTTTATCTTGGTCAATTGGTGGAAAAATTTCATCTGAAATAACTTGCTGTTCGCCCATCATGCGCCCCTCCGCTTTCGTATGCTATAATTAACTTATTCGGAATTAGTTGTAGCGCGGTCAGCGATGGCAGCGCTTTTTTATGTTATACTTACAACGGTCATTCGAGTGGTCCCGTGACTGGTCGCCTTAACGGGCGGCTTTTTGTTTGCTTCGGCGTGTTTCTTCATACGCCGGTGCTTCCGTTTAATCGTTGAACGCTTCTTAGTGTGTTTAGGCATTCTCGTCCTCCGTGATTTCATCTATTTCTACTCTAGGATTTCGTTTATCAACGGCAAATTCGTCCTGGAATCCTGTGATGTGCTTTCGATTGTCGTTGCCTAAAAGCCCAGCCTTCATAAAGCCGTCCAACACAAACTTTTTAGCAAACGCGATATTATCCGCATCTTTTCGGTTGTTTTTCGTGTACCACGTGAATTTGAGCTTACAAGGCCAGCTGAATTCGACTCCAGAATTTCGACTAGCCCGCGCATATACACTACATAAGGCCGTGTACCGCTTCTTTAGGTTAGCTGCCGCATACCGATTGGCCCGTTCAGCCTTGATGTACTCATTTAAGCTAGGTAGTTCGCCTTTGATCACGACTTTGCTCATACTTTCGGCACCCGGCTGATGTAATAGCCGCAAACAATGCCGTTTGAGTAGCTTGCTTGCCTTATCGATCTAGCTGGGGCACCGAGCTTTTCACCCAGCAACTCGACTGTTTGCCCAGTAATAATCTCGTTGGGATTGTCGTACTTCTCGGCCCGCCAGTACTCGTTGCGCAGTGGCAAGCTGTACTTGTTTACGAGATAGCTCACTCGCTTGGTAATGTAGCCAGTTTCGTCTGTCAACGCTCTAATAGTGTATTTGCCGGCACGATGAGCACGGCGAATATCTCTAATTTGCTCACGTTCCTCAGCTTGGGGATCTGGTAACATACTAGCTAAGTAAGCTTCATCACTGCGTACCTTAGTCCCAGGCTTAACCAGTCTAACCGGGAACGGCCATTCACCAGATTTGTAGTTATGTTGCGCGAGCTTAAACATTTCCGGTTCTGGCCCGATTGCTAGTGGGTGATCGATATCGGGTAGATCAGCGTTAATTACTAGCACCTGTGTTTCATTCATTCGCTCACCTCCGTTTGCAATCCTTGTCTAGCTTGCTCGAGATCAATAAAATACTCGGCTGGCTTACCCCAACATTGGGTCAAATCAAAATTTAAGCCATCCCGCTGATATTCAATAATTAAAACCTCGAGTGCAAATAGCTTGTACTCATGAGCGCACACTTCATCTTGCGCGCTACCGCCAGCCTTTAAATGCCGCTTCATACGCTGCTTAGTCCAGTGCAATGCGGCCGGTTCATAGGCATGGTTAGCGGCTAACTTGACTAATTGATTACCCCAATTCATTTAGCTTCCTCCTGACTGTTCATGAGCGCTAGAAAATCATCGTCACTCATATCGTCCTGCTGGTTATCACTTGAATTTGGCTTAGAATCCGCCTGAGAAGCGCCGTTTTGCATCCACTTTGGCGTAACTTCTTTACGGCGTGGTTTTGAATAGCCACTAGGTTTTCTTTCGCTCTTCATGCGGTCGTCATGATTAGCAGCAGCCTTTTTAGCCTGCTCTAACGTCGTAATATTTCGTTTCTTCCAACCCGCAACAATTGCACGAACGTATTTCAAACATGCATTAGATCCAATCTGATGTTCTCCAGCAACCCAAATTGCATAGGCAATCACCTCAGGCTTGAACTCTTCCAGCCATTCATCAATCTCAGGTCGGGCAATACCATTTGGAAATCCCCACAGGTTGGTCCAATCGTTAATGACCTGCTCGCGCGTGACACCCGCGTCATCATCATAAGAGTCAGTATCAGTCAAGTCAGGGTCAGTACTAGTAAGTTCTTTATGTTCTACTGGTTGACCTCCACCTTGCCCAACCGGTTGACCTACTTTATCTAAACCAGTTGGCCTACTTTTATGGCTTGTAGTTGGGTTACTGGTTGGGTAACCAGCTGACCTACTATATAAATTAATAATGCGATATTCAGGCGGTTTCACATTTTTCTTGCCTCTAACGTATTTAATTAGTCCTAGTTGCACTAATGAGTTGCGTGCTTTATCGAGGCCGGGTTCGGATAGTCCTGTCAGACTGAGTAATGCCGAATTTTTCATGCGAAACTGAACGTCCAACTTGCCTTCATCGTTCGCATAGTCTAATAACTCGCGATACAGATTATTTTGGCCGTTAGAGACACTCGCTTCATACATTTTAAAATTGCGGTACGCTCGTCGTTGCTTGAAGTAATCCAAATTCGTCCCTCCTTTACTAATGGGCCTTTCACCCGTTCGGTGGATTCAGTCACTGCTGTTCAAGCCAATTCTGTTTAGTCAATCTATGAGTAAGTCGTCTGCACTAACGACGCTCTCTAACTTTTGGTACTACGACAATAAGCACAATGTCCGCATTGGATAGGATCTGCTTCGCCTTTAATGACATCTTGAATATGCTGTTGAGAGTCCAATATCTGGTTCATAGCATTAGTAAGTCGGTACTCCGGTAAATCAATAGCCTGCTTGTCTGGTGGATCCTGTTTGCTTACTGCCACGATGTACGGTTTACACATCACACCGAATTGCTGCTTAATCAGTTCCTGATACACGGCCATTTGAAGCTGATAGTTATACGCATAAACAAATGGTTCCCGTTCACGGCTTTCTTCATTCCAATAACCCTTATAAATATCAGCGGTCGTCTTTAGATCAACGAAGTAACCTTGTTTCAAATTGAGGCAATCAATCTTGCCCTTCCAGGGATAACCACCGATTTCACCAGTTACAATCACTTCTTTATCGCCTTGATAAAGAAGATTAAAATCATGATCGTCAGATAAGGCTTCAATCATGGATTCAGCAATTTTGAAGTCCTTTTTGAGATGGCCTTTGCTTGGGCCCTGGCTTGAAATTGCCTCTGGATGTTCATCAACAAACTTGGCATGAGCTTTCTCGCTTTCGAAGTAGCTGTGAAGCCAATTTCCAACGATTAGCGCCGTTGAGTTCATAACTGGCTCCCATTTACCCTGCAACTCGGCGAGTGCTTCAGCCTCACAGGCTAAAAACTTCTTGAACCATGTTGCTGACATAAATGATTGATCTGTCCAGCGATCGTAATAGTTAGCCGGCGTCAAGGTCTCCGAGGTTGTCGAAGAGGTTTTGCTGGTTGGCCCCGTCTTTGGCAGGTTCTTGATCATTGCTTGGTGCCTCCTTTACAGCTGTTTTAACGGGTTCTTTGACTGGTTCGGCAGACTCTACCTTCTCAGCTTTATTCTCTGCTACATCAGCTACCAATGACCTTTTAGTCGGTGTTACGTCTTTTCTATCGTCATTCTCATATTCGTTGCGAGTGGTTTCGTTAACTGCTTTTACAAATAAATCGTTGTCTGAGCTTGAATTAATATAGAACTTCGCAGCTCGATTGATAACAGTCCGTTTAGCCATCTCTTCCGGGAACTCGTTTTGAACCTTCTTCGTCTTAGCGTGGCTCCAACTGGTGTCGATGTCTTTTTTTGTCATAACCGTGTATGTCCGGTTCCCGTTGATGTCTTCGATCCATGCAAAGGCCCCGATAATTGGCTTATCTAGGTTCTCAAAGCTTGGCTCGAACTCTTTAACCACCAGCACTCCATTTTCACCACCAATCTTGAAAGTGTCGTCTTTGTGGACAACCTGTGCCTGAATATCCTTAACGTTTGAAAGACGCTTTACAACACTAATTGAGCCAAAATAGGAACGCTGCATGACTAACTGGTTGCCATAAGGAATGAAATAGCATTGGTTTTTAGCTGGGCTCAATCCTTGAATTGCCATGTTCATCAACGTCTTGATAACTGATCCTTGGTCACACTTATCAAGTAATGGTTGGCCCTTAGACGTATCACTCAAAATCAAGTAAGCACTGTTTAATGCATTCCCTACTGAATAATCAGGTGGTAATGACAAGCCTTCATTATTCTTCATATCCTCAATATTGTTATTAACCATCGTAACTAACTCATTGCTCATGCTTCTTCCTCCTCTGATACCCAGTGATAGCCCAGACGTGTCATCATCGTGTCCGTGTCGATGTGTACCAGTAGCTCGTCCCATAGACGGGACTGACCAAACACATCAATCAACCATTGCCAATTAGGTTCCTCACCTTGATCTGGATACAACACACTTACGTCAGTCGAACCAAAAGTGACGATACAAATGGCGCTCAACATATCGGCCTGCATATCAGTCGCCCACTGCTTAAAGTCATTGTTATCGATGTAATCTTGAAACAACTGTGCCTTGTCGAACTCGTCACCATCGTAGCAATAGTCATCTGCGTCAAGCACCCAGTCACGTGAGTCGTTAATTTGCTGCCAATGCTCGTTTAAATCTGCCTGTGCTGGTATCATTTCGCCCACCTCCGTGTCAAACGTTGTCTTAGTGACTGTTTCGGAGTACAATAGAATTCGAAAATAAATTTATTAAGCGTCTTTGCTGCACGGGTACTGCCAATACTCGAGCAGCTTTTTTCGTACTCAAATTTAGGCTTTAGCGATATTTTGCGTACTTCCAATTCGTTCGACCTCCTTAAATGTGCCAAAAACATTATTCAATTCTTCAATTGTGATTTGCTTGTAAAGCACATTTCCAATTCTGAACGTGAATTTCATCGTCTTCATCTCCTTTCAGATTTTAGTTGTATACTTTAGTCATTCCAATTAAACGAGGTGAATATTCATGAGTGAACCATATATGTTGACTTACGACCTTGATAATCCTGGCCAAAGATATAAAGAAATTAAAGAAACTATCGAAAATAAAATTTCAAACGGAACATGGTGCCATTTTTGGGATTCAACATATCTCCTCAGAAGTGATCTTTCTGCATCGGAAATGATGGATAAATTAAAAGATAATGTCGACGGTAACGACAGATTCTTTATAACTAAGATTTTTAAGGATGATTATGCTGGTTGGCTAACAGAGAAAGAATGGAATTATGTTAATGACCATATCTTTTCCTAGTCTTTTTTTCATACTCTTCTAGCGTCATTTGTTCAGTATCGCCACTTTTGTCATTGGCTTCCATGTTACTTGCAATAACGTGGAGGTCTTTTTTAATTTCCCAGAGTACACGTACCAATTGTTCTAGTATTCTTGTCATGTATCTTCATCTCCTTAAATTCCAAACCAACTAGCAACTTCATGACGCTTGAACCATAATGCAGTTAGCACGCAGCCTACTATTGCTCCTTCAATCATTGCTATTTCCTCCTTACGCTCGTATTTGGTTGCCAGACATCCAATTTTCTAAAGCTTTTTGTGAAAATGAATCTTTTGTCCCCTTCTTGAAATGTGGGAATCCAGGCTGATAGTAATAAAAATCTTTTAATGTATCCACACTGCATCCAAGCATACTAGCAGCTTGCTGTTGGTTTAATCCCTGATCCGGTGTGTAATACTTCTTCACCAGTACTTCCAGTTGTGGCATGATTCTATCGGCTACCGCAACAGCTACAGCATTAATAAACTCAGCGTCATCATTTTGCATTGAGATCATCATCTCTATCACTCCTTCCTATGTTTAACGACTCCATCTTTGAACCATTTCTTCATTCGCTGTTTAAGCTGGTCCTGCATCGATAAATCAAAACCACGACATACATATGCGATTAGGTTTAGCAAGTAAAGCACTGCATCAAAACACTCAGCGACTAGCTTCTTAGGATCATCAAAGTCATTTGGCTTTAAGTCCTCCTTAGGTATCGTTAGTTCATCAAGTGAATCCTGAATAGCCGCTAGTGCTTGGCTTAATTCTGGCATCGTTTTAACAGCCATTGCTAATGGTTCCTTCATAATTCGGTCGCCATCAATCACCGGTGTCGTAACACCGACAAATCGATGTGCCAGCTCAATTGCAAAGAATTGATTTTGATTAGGTAACGCTGCTAGAAATGCTGGTACCGATTCTATTCGAATGCGGGCCTGATCATGCCTTTGTTTGTAAATTAACGTTACCGAGTAGCCTACCTTGCCGCTCAGTTCAATAGGCGCTACGCTGTTATGATTCATTACATCAGTCAACGTGCTACCTGCAAATACTGAGCTAGACTGTGTTGACATTCCATCACCACCTTTCAGTTTTATGGGTTTAACCTGAATCAAAAACGCCGGATAATATAATTAAGAATTAATCATTTCATAGAACTCATTTCGGTCCCCGTCGTGAATCATAGCTATCAGCTCTTGAAGCTCGTCTTCCGACATCCAAAATGTCTTAGCATTAATCAGACTCGGCGACACTGCTGGGAGTAGTTCGATGATTGAATCGACAAGTTCACGTTTGCGATTTTTAATTGCTTGCATGTTGTTTCCTCCGTTCCTTGAAAAATTAATAGTTTTATTTGCTCCTTATGCGATAATTGAGCATGAGGAGGTGATTAAAATGTCAGGCAGAAAAAATTATTTAATTTCATTTGATCCAACTGTAAATAAGTGGGAATCTGTTAAAAATTCTGTAATTCTTCATCCAAGTGATAGATTTATAAAGATTTTTGAGGGAGCTATTATCGTTAGTTCCTATACATCTTCTAAAGAAGATGTTCTAAAAAGTCTTTTAAGCCATTCGCTCACTCAGTTTTTAATTACACCAGTTTCAATGCCACCACTGGATGGTGCTACAAATGAATATAACTGGGATTATCTAAAGAAAAATATGTTTTAGATAGCTGTTCGAGTTTCACAAACATCAATAATTAAGTGAACATCATATTTAGTTTGAAGAGTTGCTATTTGTGGTAGTAACTCTTTAATTTTGTCTACTGACTCTAAATGGATTCTTAACTCCATTTGTCGTTTCATCTGCTCACCTCCTTTCCCCACCTCCTGCGATATAATGATTGCAAGGAGGTGAATAATTATGAACTTAGAAGATAAAGCCAGAGAAGATAAAGCCAGAGAGATTCTTAAGACTAAGGGCATTGAAATTACATGTCCTTCTTGCCATCAAAAATTCACGGCATTTGCAGATCCAGCTCTATACCCACACTGTCATAAATCATTTACAGTGAAATTTAATTTTTGACTTTTTGATGGAATCTTAGATTCATATGAGTTATCTCGTCTGCCAACGAGGTAGCTTTTTTTAAATAACGATCATGTTTTCTTTTCAAACGTTCATACTTACACTTGTCGCGCCAATCTACGAAAAATTCTATCGTATTTTGTTTCATTTTGCCGCCTCCTTTGGTTTTGTATAACTTTTGTCAACATTAGGAATAAAAAAAAATATCCGTCACTTCAACTCCCAGCTTGTCTGCAATCTTTTTTGCTGTCCTTTTACCAACTGGTTTCTTCCCATTGATAATTGAAGACATATAACTAGGGCCAATGTTAACATGGCTTGACAATGATTTCTGAGTATATCCATGCCATGCCAATAAAACATCGATTTTCTTTTTGCCAACTACATATAGTTGAACCATCCGATTACCTCCTTTCTTAACTTACATTTATATAATACCATCCGTAAAACTTTTGTCAACGATTTTTATATAAAAGTTTTACAAATCATTTAAGTATTTTTGACTTTTGTTATACTAAAATCATTAGGAGGACTGATATGAATGGATTCAATAACACCGGAAGAGTTCGGGAACTCATTGAAAGAGATTCGTCTGCGGAAACATTTTTCATTGCGACAAGTCTCACAACAATCTAAAACCGATAGTAAACCTGCAATTTCACCATCTTATTGGTCACTTGTTGAACGTGGAGAAAGGAACATACCTAAAGTAGATACTTTGGTTCGCATGGCTAAAGGGCTGAGAATTACGCGAGAAGAAATTCTTAATCTTGCTGGCCTATCTTCTGCAAACAACAGCATAAACAGTGAATCCTCTGATAATAAAAAACATTACTACGATCTAACGGAAAAAGATGAAAAAAGCATCGATAAGGAACTTGAAGATATGATGAACGGGCTCGACTCTAAACATTCACTATCATTTTTCCAAAATGGACAAGAGCTATCTGATCAGGACAAAGAACTACTCAAAGCGTCCATGCGTCAAACATTAGAATTATCCAAACAATTAGCAAAAAGAAAATTCACTCCTAAAAAATATCGTAATGGAGAGGAATAATAGGAGCTGGTTATATGGAACGGTGGATTGAAGAAGATATTGACCACTTAACCAACAGGTTTGGGATTCAAAGTGCTTTTGATTTGGCGCGTGACTTGGGTATTAACGTGCAATTCAATAACCTTGGCAACAATATTTACGGCTACAATAACAACTCACATCGAATCCCAATGATTGTCATTAACAACACAATTGATGAACGAACTCAAGATGGTGTTTGCTATCATGAAATTTTTCATATACGACATCACAAGGGATTTAATACGCAGTTTTTTGCGGTAAATACGACAAGCTTTCTATCCGATGGTAATGAAACTGAGGCTAATAAGTTTATGCTGGCCATGTTGAAAGATGAATATGGTTGGAGCAAACAAGAAGATGTTTTAGACTTCTTAGATTTTTTCAAGTTACCACACGAACTGGCTTCGCTGATCTAAAAGTGCTGACCAGATAGGAAGTCATTAAAAGCTAGGGGGTTAGAATTTAATCGTCATGGGGATTTCTATTTGGGGAAATATTAATTTGGAGGAGTTAAAAACATGTCTACATTAGGTTTATTGTCATTTTTGGGAGGCATTATTTGTCTGTTCGGCTTTATATTTTCTAAAAAGAAACTATGGAGTCAGATACTTGCCATCTTTGGTATTATTATAGTTCTGACATCTTTCCATGCACCAGCAGCTTTAATCATGGGAATACTTTTTATTCTATTAGGATTGTATGGCTCGGAGATAATTACTATCACTAACTTTAAATTTTTTAACAATAGCAAAAAGTCTAAAGTGATTTTAGCAATTTGTAGTATTTTCATTGTTATTCTCGTAGCGATTTTTACATCTGACCCTACTTCTGAAACTTCAAGCAAAACAACTAGCACATCAGATAGCCAGAACACAAAAGTTTATAGCACTCAGGATTTGAAAGTTACTGTTTCAAAAGCAATTGTCCACAACACAGATTGGCTTATTAAGGGAAAAACAAAAGCCCCAAATAACTCAAAAATTGCAGCTGTCATAATAGATAATTCTAGTGATGCAATAACTGACATGCCGATTTCAACATCTGATGATATTAAGTGGGCTAAGGTCAAAGACGGTAATTTTTCAGCATATATTGAACCATTACAAGCCTTTAATGCAAGCAAACGACATGCAGGAGATACAGTAACTGTCTATATTGTTGCCCTAGAAAATTATGAAAAAAAAGACACGGATACTATCCCTGCCCATGTACGTAAACAAATTAAGAAAACAAAACCATATACGTTAACCTTGACTAAGGCCCAAGCAGATTATCAGAATAGTCTGGATGACTCCAAAAAAGATTCTAAAAAAGCAAGTTCTTCAAGTTCCAAAGAGACTAGCTCATCATCTAATATTGATAAAAATGATGATTCTGAATCGTTATCTTCCAGCAACAGCTCAACTAGCTCCAGTAAAGTCAGCTCAGAGGATAAAGCTGCTTTAGAAAAAGCTCAGGATTATGCAACCGAAATGAACATGTCAAAACAAGGCGTATACGAACAGCTTACTTCAGATTCCGGTGAAGGCTTTACTACGGAATCTGCTCAATATGCTATTAACCACTTAACTAATATTGATTGGAATGCTAACGCTCTAGCAAAAGCTAAAGATTACCAAAGTGAAATGTCCATGTCACGTAGTGCAATTCTTGACCAATTAACATCGTCAGCTGGTGAGCAATTTACTCAGTCTCAAGCACAATACGCTGTGGATCACTTACCAAAATAATGTTCACAAGGCCCCTTACCGGGCTTTCACGCGAGTGTAGTTTAGTGGTAAAACGACAGCCTTCCAAGCTGTAGTCGCGGGTCCGATTCCCGTCACTCGCTTATACCCCATGGTGGGGTATATATTTTCAGTTCACAAGAACATACGTTTGCAATCTTAGGAGGACTAATAATGAAAAATAATAAATTACCAGAATGGAACCCGACTAAAATGGCCGAACCCACAGACTTTATGACCTATGAAGAATTCGTACAAAGGCTTAAAAGGGATCTTGGCATCACTGACAAAAATTGGTGGGTATATGACTTTCAAACTCCACATAATGAATCAGAATATCAAAACGAGTTGGAACTACTACAAAAAATTATGCACAAGTAGTATCTGAAAAAATAGCTACTTAAATTCGCTAAATTGACAGCTACGAATAACAAAGAAAGGATTGATTCGATGCCACGCCAATGGAAACCTTTAAAACGTCACCCTGGAATTTACGAATATGAAACAAAACGAGGGAAAAAATATGGAATTCGCCGCTCTTATACCGATATTAACCATAAATACCGCACTTGGAGCAAATCTGGTTTTATAACTTGGCGAGATGCTGATATTGAATTAAAGAAATTCGAAGTAACACTTGGAACTGGGCAAATCACCTCATCAATTTCAGACACAATTACACTTCAAGCTTACTTTGATAAAGTTCTAAAGCGAAATATCGACTTGAACCTTTGGCGGCCAGCCACCATTACTCAGAAAAAAAACTACTGGAACAATCAATTAAAGCCTGTTTTCGGTAATCAGAAAATCAATGAAATCACTAGGCAAAGTTATCAAAATTTTATCGATCAAATGATCAAAGATGGTTATGCCAAGAACACTATTATTACAACCAATTCTGTAATGCAAATATTGATGAATGATGCTGCCCGGAATGATGTGATTGTGAAAAACAAGTTGAGTGGTATCTCAATTGATGGTGGTAAATCACCATCATCAAAAACAATCACTGAAAAACAGTATAACCAACTCATGGCCGTAGCACCTAGTGTCTTGTCAAAGTACCAATACTGCATGTTAGCCTTGCTAACGCTTGGGGAACGACGTGAAGAACTTATGGGACTGCAATTCAGTTCTTTTAAGTTCTCACAATGGAATGACGAAGAAGTTTGCGCAATACAATTTAAGAAGGGACGTACTAATGCAGAACCAGACGGCGGTGACTTAAAGAATAACTCAAGCTACCGCACAATATATGTACGTGGCGAAATGCTCAATATTTGCCATTACGCCATCACCTATAGTCAAAATATTTATTCAAAGACACATAGAAATATTAATGATGAAAGTTTTTTATTTGTAAATGAAAAGACAGGTATGCCAATGGGAGTACAGCAAGCAAATAAGGTTTTGAATAAAGTGGGTGAAGCAGCTGGAATTCATATTACCCCTCACATATTCCGGCATTATTTTGCTACCATGGCACTCACCAACGGACAGGTTGCAACTGATGTCATGCACTGGTTAGGCCACTCATCTTTGCAAATGACTCAAAGTTACACTCGGGAAAATGTTCGTGGTGCACTTAATGTCTTTAATGGCATGGCTCCTACTCTACTAGGAGATTCAGATGATGAACACCAAAGTTTGTGA